TATGTTCCTTGCTTATCGTAGGGTAGTTACTACAGGTACAAGTAACATTGGGTTGGTAAACTTTGTATCTAACAATTATGTCAAGGTAAAAAGTAAGTGGAAGAAGAATCCCAAAGACTTTATTGTGTATGAAAAAGATGGTATGCTTGAACTAAGTTCTAGTACCAAAGATTCTTCTTATACTAACAAAGGTACTCTTGAACAACTCTATCTTGACTTGCCTAACTTACAGACATCTCAGTTTACAGATGCTCATACTAAAACTATGGACTATCGTATTGGTGTAGAGGCAAGAATAGAAAGACATCAGGGTAACCAATCTAATCAGGTAAGTTGCTCTAAAGGTTTGCATGTAGCAAGTAAAGCCTATGACTATTCAGGCTTTGGTGATACAGCTATTCTTGTGGCAGTTAATCCTATGGATGTATTGGCTGTACCAAGAGGAGAAAATGGCAAGCTGCGTACTTGTGCATTTACTCCTGTAGCTGTACTAGAGCAGGACGAAGAGAATAACATTCTTGCAGATGATGATATGGAAGTGGAAGATTTGCTATTCGTACATTATGAAGAGCAAGTAGCAAAGCTTGAAGAAATGATTAGCAATAACTCTGCTTATGAGCTTAATATAAATCATATCCTTAATGCTCCTAGCCACTACATGTTATCTAATATCCTCAGTAATTTACAATCAGCAGAAGAAATAATTAACAGCAGAACAAGTTACATTTAATATGTTAGACAGCAAAAGAGGAGAAATCCAAGATTCTGCTGTAGCTACATGGGATAAGACGGGTAGAAAAGGTACTATAAACCTTAGTACTGGCATTGGTAAGACTTTTTGTTTTATCAAGGCCACCCGTCTTTTACCCAAAGGCTCCAGCATACTATTCTTAGCAGAAACAAGTCAGCGGAAATTTGACTTAGAAAAAGACATTCAGTTTTTCAAGAAACTTTATGGCTATGACCTGACTAAGACGCATAACTTGACTTTCATGTGTTATCAGTCAGCTTATAAGCTTACAGGTACTACATGGGATTTTGTATGTGCAGATGAGATACACATGTCTCTTACTCCGCAATATATAAAATTCTATGAGAATAATAAGTATAAGTATATTCTTGGATTGTCTGCTACAGTAGACAGAAGTACTAAATATGAAGTAGATGGGGAAGAAATAAGCAAAGGTCTCTGGATAGACCAGCATGCTCCTGTCATATTTAAGTATAACCTCAATCAGGCTGTACAAGACGGTACTACAAAGAAGCTTCGTATCTTTATTATCAATCATCACTTAGACCCTGAGAAGAAGATTGTACCAGCAGGAACTAAGGCTAAGCCATTCATGACTACTGAGAAAGCTGCATATGATTATTGGGATGCAGAGTTTAAAAGAGCATTATTCTTAGCTGATGGACAAGCTAAAACATTTAAGATTAGAAATACTTCAGCAGCTCGTGCTAAGGTATTATATACATTATTTTCTAAGGTAGAGTCTGTAATTAAATTACAGACTGCCTTGGAAGGTAAAACTCTAATCTTTGGTAATAGCATTGATACATTATTGTGTGTAACTAAGAATGTTATTAGTAGTAAGAATAAGGATGCAGAGAATGAAAAACTTAGGACAGATTTTGACAAAGGTAAAATCAAAACTATAGGTTCATTCAAGATGCTGAAGCAAGGTGCAAATCTTAAGTCATTAGATAATACTATCATTATGTCTTACTATAGTAAAGAGTTAGATATGATTCAAGCTATTGGACGTCAGAGAGTTACTGACTCAATAGGTAATGTATTTATCTATGTAACTGCTGGTACTCAGGAAGTTAAATGGTATAAAAAAGCTATGGAAAACATAAATAACTATGAAGAGATCCACTGCACGTCAACAGACGACTGTATCCAAAAATACAAGGTCCTTGTCCAAGAAGACAAAGAAAATGCACAACAGATTGAAACTCAAGCAGTTCAATGAAGTTACTAACATGGAGAGAGAAGACAGGTATTTAATGTACAAAAGCCTTGGTTATGTTTGAAATGTTAATTATCTTTATACTGTTAGTGCTCGTAAAGCGTTCTTATAATATAACTTTAGTAAAGCATTTACATGATGGTTACTATGTATATTATGAAGTCAGAGAATTTGATGTTTGGTATAAGAACTTTAATCCAAGAGTGAAGAAAATTCTTATTTGGAATCTAAAGTCCAGAGGTTATGAAGAAGACCACTTCTTCTGAAGAAATCTGTCAATATTGTTTCGGTGCAAAGGAGCTTACCAGAGATGGTAGGCTCCCTGTGCCTTGTCCTCTTTGCAATGGAGGGAAGTTAGAAGATAAGCAGCTGAGGAAGGCAAACAAGAAACTTAAATTTTATACCAACATTATCTATGAATCTAAACCTTGATTTAGAGGCTATAAGTGAGCACGACTTAAGCCCTAATGAGTATTGTATACTGGCTTGCATATATCATGGCAAGAATCCTAAGGACATACTTTGCTGTATTCCTGATGAGACTTATCTAAACATAGCAAGTTCCAGTTATCTGCGTGAGAATCCTAATTCTGAAACTACATTTCCCTATTCCTTGACAGGTGATGGCTTGACTTTATTTGAGAAACATGACTCCTTTACAATCTTTGTAGAAGAGTACAGAGCTTTGTTTCCCAAAGGCATAAAGTCAGGCAATGGTACTCCTATCAGAGGTGACAAGCAGGGTGTAGCAAAGAAAATGGAATGGTTCCTTCGTATGTATCCAGAGTATTCAAAGACCACAATCCTTGCAGCTACTAAGCTGTATGTAGAACAAATGCAACGCAAAGGTTATACCTATATGGTACAAGCAGACTATCTGATTAACAAGGATGGTTTGTCTAAGCTTGCTGCAATGTGCGAAGACTTTGATAGTAAGACTGCTCACATGGTAAGGTCAGGAGAGAAAAGGATATGAGTATATACAAATCTGTAAAAGCCCAAATTAAAAAGAACAAGCAGATAAGGCTTGATGGAGGCTATACTTGTATTCCTTTTGTACTGTTGCCTAAACTAGGTCAGGTAGTCCCTGGCATAGAACAGGAGAAGTATTATCTGGTTACTGCAAATAGTAAGGTAGGTAAGACAAAGTTAGCAGACTTTCTCTTTGTGTACAATCCTTATGAGTTTGTAACTACTAAGAAGACAGACATTAAAATAAAGGTTCTGTATTTCTCTTTGGAGGTAAGCAAAGAGGAGAAGCTTAGTCAGTATTACAGCTACAGGTTGTACAAAGACCACAATATCATAATATCTCCAGAGAAGCTGAAGTCACGCTTTGAGAACTATATTCTTGAAGATGAGATAGAGACTTTGCTGGATGCTTATGACGAAGAGATGGAAAGGTTTGAGTCTATGGTACAAATTATAGACAATGTCAAGAATCCCTTCGGCATTTACAAACATGTGCGTGACTATGCTTATGCACATGGTGAGCATTATGATAAGAATGGTAACATTATTCCTAAAGAGCATTTGCTAAGCAGTAATCCTGAAGTCAGAGACCCAGCTAATCTTAGAATAGCAGAGTACCGTCCTTATGACCCAGATGAGTATGTGATTATTGTAGTAGACCACTTAAGTCTGTTGCATACTGAGAAAGGACAGGATTTATGGACTACCATATTTAACTTTAGTAGCAAGTATTGTCTTGCTATGAGGGACAGATGGAGGTATATTCCTGTAGTCATTCAGCAGCAAGCAGCTGACCAAGAGAAGCAGCAGTTTACCTTTAAGGGTGATAGTATTGTAGCAAAGCTTAGACCAAGTCCTGATGGTCTGGCAGATTGTAAGCTTACACAGCGTGATGTGAATGTAATGTTTGGCTTGTTTGCTCCTCATAGATACAAGATAGAGAACTATGAGGGTTATGACATAGACAGGTTGGCAGACAATTACAGAGAGTTCAATGTAATGCTCAATCGTAATGGTTCAGGCTTTATAAATCTAGACTTATATTTCAATGGGGCTGCTAACTACTTTAAAGAACTTCTTCCAGCGGATAAGATGGAAGAAAAACACTACAAAGGAATCTCCGCAATTAACTCTAAAGCAAAATGAGGTAATTGACGAGCTGAGTAAATTCATGTCTGCTTACAAGGAAAGTATTGAAAAGACCAAGGAAGACTTGGCTAGTATTAAAGAGGACTTTATAAACAATAGAACAGTGAGTATAGACTTAGAAACAATTTCAATGGAACCAGTATTTATAATTCAAGAGATGGACACTATCCTTGACTTTATAAATAGCTGTGATGAAGTAACAAAGAGTAGGGTATTAAAAGCTTTAAAAGAAAATACTGTAGACAAGGCTTTATTCATGACTGCTTATGGGGATGATGGGTACAACTATGTAATCCTAATGAACATAAGTGAAGAAGCAAGTGGTAAGAATCTAGCCTTAGTGCATTCTAAAAGCCTTAAAGCTTTGGGTACATTCATGGAAGAATTCACTGACTTGAGTACAGATGATGTGGAACAACAATTCAGCAAAGATGGAGAAGAGCATAATAAATCAGAAAATCCATGATGAGTGTGCCAGGATTTGTAATCTTCTGATTGCAAAGAATGAGGCATACAATAATTCGTTGCATGTTGAACCTCCTTTGTTTCCTATGGATGCAGAGACGGGTATCAAAGCAAGGATTAATGATAAGCTCAATAGAATCAAAACTACAGGATTGTCCAGTGATACGGAAGATACTCTGGATGATTTAATAGGCTACTTAATTCATTTAAACATTGCGTACAAACTAAAAAACCAAAAAGTATGATTACAATCAAGGACCCTGCACTGGGGAAATACAGTGTGATTGAAGATTACCAAGGATTCAAAGTAAAGGATGAGTCAGGCAAACAACTTGTGGCAGTAAACTCTTTTGAGGATGCCCTTAGGTTCATTGCTCAGAAGCTTGTACTTGAATCAGATGCTACACTAAGCCTTAAAGCATATACTAGAATGCGTAAGGAAGTGTTTGATAGGATAGTAGCTGCTCAGGAAACTGATGGTCAGGAAGAAAGTCCTATAGCTCAACAAGTAATTCAATTCGGAGATAGTACACATGAGTAAAGAGATTGTAAAACAAGAAAGTGAATTGTCTGTACCTCAGAATGAGATGCAGCAATTACAACTACTTATTGACTCCAAGGTATTGCCTAGTAACATTAAGACTATTGAGCAAGCATTTGCCATTGCTCAGTTCGGCAAAGACTTGGGTATGAAAGCCATGCAGGCTTTTCATCAGGTTTACTCCATTCAAGGTAGACTTGCTCTAAGTTCTAAAGGTTTGGGTGCATTGTTGTGGGCCAATGGCATTCAGTACAAGACCATTCAGGACTTTGAGAAGATTACCAAAGAAGATGGTAAGTCTGACTTTGTTACTACGATAGAGTTTTATCGTGGTAGAGTGACTGATAGGTGTTCTTTCCATTGGTCTGATGCAGTCCGTGCAGGATGGACTACAAAGGATAACTGGGTTAAGATGCCTAAACATATGATGTACGCAAGATGTCTTGCATTGGGTGCTCAGCGTATTGCACCAGACAAGATTCTTGGTCTGTACACTGTAGAAGAGATGGTAGATGTGACCAATGCCCCTGGTGTATCTATCAATGAAGAAGGGGAAGTCTATATTAAAGCTTAAAAACAAACTTATGCAAACACCAGTTTCAAAGGCTGCATTCACCGCAGCACGTAATGAAGGTAAAACAGTAAAAGAATTAGCACAGCATTTTGGCATTTCCGAAGCAAACTGCAAGAAGATTATTGCCCAGCTTGGTCTGCCTAAGCGTGGTGTAAAGCCAGGCTTTGTGTTAGTAGATGATAATAACGGAGATAACTTAAATCAAACTAGTCTTTAATTATGGCGTACGGTAGTAAGAAAACCTCAGATGGTAAAGAAATCTCTGCAGACGAGACAAGAGTAACTCCTGCAGTAGGTATTGTGCAAGACTGCACTGTAAAAGGTGTATTTGAATTGAATGATGAGAAGACTGTGGCTAGCATTACATTTGTTCAGCCCAATGGCGCAGAGATTACTCACAAAGAGTGGCTTAATGATGATGAAGCATCACAAGATGATACTAACCGTCGTGTAAAGCATATCTGTACTAAGTTCATTGGAGAAGAAGCCTACAATGCTATCCCAGAAGCTGATAGCTTTGAGGACTTCTTCAATAAAGTCAACAAGGCTATTGCTGGTAAGACTACAGGTAAGTTCAGAATGTTGTTTCATTACAACAATAAGGGCTATGTGACTATACCTAGGTATCCTAACTTCATTGAGTTTGCGGAGGTTAATCCTAGCAGAATTACCATTAGTAAGTATGTAGCTGACAGACTTGTAAAGCCTGCTGCACCTCAGCCAGATCCTGAGTTAGCAGCTGGTATTTCAGACGAACTTCCGTTCTAAGGAATGGTTGTTTATTAATGCGGTCTAAATGGGGAGGGAAACCTCCCCTTTAGATTTTTAACTTATGTACGGTAAACCTAAAGAACTTACAATAGAAGAGATAACCAAACGAGTCTCTGAATGGGACTTGTGGTGTTACTATGTTCCTGGCGCAGAGATAGGCAAATCATTCAGAAGTCCACTGCGTGAAGACAAAAGCCCTTCTGTTGCCTTGTTTGTAGCCAAGACTGGTGCTGTGCTAATGAAGGACTTTGCTGGTGAGACAATAAATATTTGGAAATTCCTGCAACTCAAATATGGATTGACTTTCTATGAAGCACTTCTTACAGTAAATAATGATTTTAACCTCAAGCTTACAGCAGACAAAAGAACTCCTAAACCCACAATGGAATTCTTTGGTTTGCCTCAAAGACTAGGGGTGGAGAAGACAGCTCCTAAAATCATTACAATAAAAGCCAGACCTTGGAATAAGAATGACGTAGAATATTGGGCTAAGTATAATCTTAGCCTTGACTTCTTGAATTCCAGGAATGTAAAGCCCGTACAAAATTATTGGATAAACGAGCAGTTGATATACTGGCATACGGATTATAATCCTGTATATAGTTATGAATTTGGTAGAGGCCTTAGGAAATTATACGCACCTATGGCTAAGAAATTCAAGTTCCTGACTAATGCAGGAGATAATGTCTTACAAGGGTTTCAGTTCCTGCCTGAGACTGCTGATAAGCTTATTATCACAAAGTCATACAAAGATGTGTTGGTTTTAGAAAGTCTTGGGTATTACTCATTTGCCCCACAAAGTGAGTCTATGAATATTCCAGACAGGTATATTACCAATATAAAAAGTAGGTTCAATACAATATACCTACTGTATGACAATGATTCTACGGGACTTAAATTTAGTGAAAAGATTTGCACCAAGCATGACTTTTCTCCTATATTTGTTCCTAAGCCAGAGAAGGACATTTCAGACTTTATAGCAAAGTATGGAAAAGACTGCACTCTACAGCTGCTAAAAGATGTATTATGAGGAAAACTGAGAAGGAGAAGAAGTCTGAGAAAGTAATTAGGTCCAGGCCTAGCAAACCAGCAGGAGCTGGTAAAAGAGCTAGACGCAAAGGACATAATTATGAAAGGACTGTTGTGAAGTACTTTAAGGACCTGGGATTTGACCAAGCCAAAACAAGTCGTCTAGGAAGTAGATTATTAGACTCTGCCAAAGTGGATATATGTGATATACCATTTAATGTGCAGTGTAAGGCTGTAGAAGCAAACATTGATTATTACAAACTTACTGATGAAATAAGCAAAGAATTGAAGAAGCTTATCCCACAGAGAGAAGACTACCCTATTCTTATATTCCATAAAAAGAATAAGAAGACTAATGTAGTAATGACTCTTGAGGAATTCACTAAGTTTTTTAATAAGATGTTTGAAACACGATTAATACTATGACAATTAGATTCACAGAAGATTACAAAGTACAATGTTACAATGCCTTCAGGTATTCTCCCTTCATTGAAAAACTTATGGAAAGCCTGCATGTAGGAAGCTCAGCTAATGTGCGTTCCTATATGGATGCTGCGATTGACGACCTTCAAGAGGAGATAAACCAACCTATTGGAGATGGCGAACACTTGATTCACAATGCACGTATCACACAACTTAGACAGATGTATACTGCATGGTATGAATTGTTTGAATTAATTGAAACACAAGATACTAATTATGAATTACTTCGAGATTCCAGCGCTGAGTAATTCTAGTCTAAGTATCTTTAATTATGACCCATCTTATTACCATAAGGTGTACATAACAAAAGAGATACAAGAGAAGAAAGAGTCTACTTCTCTTATGATGGGTTCTTTAATACATTGCATGTTGCTAGAACCTGAAGAGGTTCTCAACAGGTATGTAATTTCCAAATTAAGTCCTGAAGAAAAACCTTCAGGCATGATGTTAGACTTTATCAATGCTTTGCTTAAGTATGAAGTTCATGATGACTTGAGTATGGAAGCTGCTTATGTCCAATCAGGATATAAGATAAGCAAGGATAAGGTCATAGAAAATTTCAATAAAAGCACCACTTCTCAGGCATACTTTAAAGAACAGCTTGAAGCAAAAGGTAAGACTCTAGTCCTGCAAGCAGAGTTTGACCAGGCTTGTAAAGCTGCAGAGGTAGCTAAAGATAATTCCCAATGGAAGACTATTCTTGGAGACTTTGAATGGACAACTCATTACGAGCTTGAAATTCTTTGGAACTTTAAGGATGTGTCTTGCAAATCAAAGCTAGATAAGCTAAAGATAAGGAGAGATGGAGATACATTATTTGTAAAGTATTTTGACTATAAAACAGATAGTCAGAAACCTGCACATAAGTATCTGGAAACCTTCTTGTACTGGAAGACTTACAGACAAATGGCATTTTATTACGAGGCTATACATAGCTACATAGCTGAGCAATATCCTGATGTAAAGAATGTAATAGTCTCTATGTATCTTGTTCCTATTGATATAGTTAGGATGAAGTCTTTGATTTATTTGGTAGATAAGACATATTTGCAACTTGGCTGGGAAGAAATTAGCCAGGATGTAGAGGATCTTAAATGGCATTTAGAAACCATGTTATGGGATTATCCAAAGAGTACCTATGATTCTTTGGAGTTAGCTGGAGGATTAACATTAGTTGACTATGAAAGATTTAGTGGCAAAAGTGCATGAGTTTCATAAGGCATTTGGGGTAAGGATAGAGTATTCTCCTACTCTTCCTGACAGCAAGACTATGAGACTTAGGTATGACCTAGCTAAAGAAGAGCTAGATGAATTTATGGATGCTTGTCAAACTGAAGACCATGTGAAGGTATTTGATGCTCTTGTGGACCAGTTATATATTCTTATTGGTACAGCTCATACCTTTGGGATGGCTGATGCTTTGGTAGCAGGGTTTAATGAAGTGCACAGGTCTAACATGACTAAGCTAGATGCAAGTGGTAAACCAGTTTACCGTGAGGATGGCAAGGTCATAAAGTCTGAGCTCTTTGAAGCACCAGATTTAAACAAGGTTCTTAAGGAGATTTATTCAATGTAATGTAGTATGAGGAAGACAAGGTTTGAACCAAAAGAAAGGAACAAGTCCTATATCTTTCTTCCTCCTATGCTTGAGATAGACCCTGTATTCATGCAGCTTCATCTCTTGCTAAATACTTATTTGGCAAGTGATGATTTGCCTGATATAAAGAACAGCGTGTTCTTGCATTACGAATATCAGGATATGGATGGAAGCTTTGCAAGGTTGGAGAACAACTTGAAGAGCAGTCCATACTTTAGAGGAATGTATGAGCCTGACAGGTATACAACTATGTTTTATCTTCATATACCAGAAAAGTATTACGCAGATTACTTACTGTTTATGAATTCAAAGTATAGTCAAATGTCTGACAAGGCGAAGAGAAGGATTCTAAGGTTCTATAATCTTGGTATTGGGTCGCAAGTCTATAAAGTACTTTACAGAGATGTGCAAAGGCGTAGAGAGCTAGAAGAAGAGTTAGATGTTGAATTGCCACCTGACGCAGAGGTGGCTAGTGCAGTGGACTTTAATAAAGAAACTTATACAGAAGCTCATAAAATTATCAGCCTACAAAAATCAAACAAAGAACTCTGGGAATTATTGTAAACACTACCCGATTGGGTATAATCTATTCCTACTTGGATTAGATTATACCTGATCGGGTTTATTATTTGACTATGGGAGATATTTATATACCAGAACATGCTATTAAGAACGAGCAAGTTTTTAAGGCATACGTGATGAGTTTATACGGACACTTGTTCAAAGGCAAAGCCTTAGTAGAGTGTAAAGACGAATTACCTGAAAGTCTTGAAGACCAGGTAGTCCTTGCAGAAAGGATAATGGAGGTAGTCAATTATTATATGCATGGTAAGTTTGAAGTACCTGCGTACAAACGTAAGAACAGAAAAGGTAATATGGCTATTACAGATGTGATTGCTGTTACATCAATAATACTAGAACAACATTATGCTGTTCGTATAGTGCAACTAGGCAAGATACTAAGAGTACATCATGCTACAATAATATACTATAGGAAAAAGTTTGATGCCCTATGTGTAACAAAAAAATTCAAAT